ACTAATAAAATTTTTTGGGGATGGTCTTAGCGCCATAACCGAGGGAGGATTTTTTATGGAAGAAATTAATACAAATGAAGTTCAGCCAGAAGCTACTGGCGAAGAACAGGAAGCACAAGCCAAGACTTACTCACAAGAAGAGTTCGACAAGGCATTAGAATCTGCTGTTGATAAACGCATCCAGCAAGCAATGGAGAAGGCACAGCGCAAAGCAGATGCAAGAGTTAAGGAAGCAGAAAAGCTTGCGAAGATGAGTGAAGAACAAAAGTTCCAGTATGAACTTGATCAGAGAGAGAAAGCAATAGCGGAAAAGGAACAGCAATTAGCATTGGCAGAGAATAAAGCAGAAGCTGCAAAGGTTCTTGCGGACAAGGGGATATCTGCAAAGCTTGTTGATTTTGTTTTGGCCGCAGATGCAGATACTATGATGACTAACATTTCTCTTTTGGAGAAAGAATTTAAGGCAAGTGTTAAGGCAGAGGTTGAGCGTAGATTGCAAACACAAACTCCTAAGAAGAACCTTCCGCCAGATGGTGTAATTACCAAAGAAGCATTTAGCAAAATGAAATTGTCTGAACAAGCAGAATTGTTCAGAACAAACCCAGACTTATATAACAGTCTGGCCAAGAAATAAAATATGGAGGTTATATTATTATGGCTTTACAGTTAATTCCTAATGAGGTTATTGAAGCAAAGATTACAGATATCGCAAATTCTGCATTAGATATGCGTGGATTATTCACAGTAGATAACAGCCTTGAGCAGTCTGCTGGAATGGTTAAAAAGATTTACAAATACACTTACAGTGGAACAGTTGAACAGTTAGCTAAAGGTGCGAAGAATACAGCAGCAGCCAAGGGCGCAGTTGCTCTTACAAATACACCTTATACAGTTAAGAGATATCAGCAAACATATGAATATAACGATATGGACGTTATGGAAGATCCTAACATTGTTAATGTTCTTGCTGATGGCGCTGGCAAAACTATGGCTAATCAGGTTAGAAGTGAATACTTCACTGAGTTAGCAAAGATTTCTAATTCTTTTGATGGCTCTACATATAACAGTGTTTATGAAGCTGTTGTTGATGCTGTTGCTGCGCTTCCAAAAGCAGCTGAAATGGATATTACAGATTTATTTGTAATTATGGGCGCTGATGCTCGTGCTGCCGTTCGTAAAGATCCTCTCTTTGAAGCAGCTAAGCAGGGAGATATTCTTTACTCTGGCCAGTTCGGTTGAATCGCTGGAATCCCTTGTGTATTCTCTAACTTAGTTCCAGCCAAGACAGTTTATTTAACAGAGAAAGATGCTATTACTTACTTTGTTAAGCGTGAAGGAACTGTTGAACAGGATAGAGATATCGAAAGCAAGGACAATACAGTTGTTTATGAGCGCCATGGTTTAGTAGCTCTCACAAACGATACAAGAAGTTCCATTATCACAATTAAGTAATTAAAGTGGGAGGTTGGATATGACTATTCAAGAACAATTAGCTTTATTATATCCAGCCATTGATAGCGAAGTGATTGAGCTTGTTTTTGCGCAAGCTCAATCCTTTGTGTTGGATTATTGTAATTTGGATGAAGTTCCTTCTGGTTTAAATAGTGTTCTCTTGGATATGTGTAAGCAGGATATAAACAAACTTTTATCAGAAGGATTTGCAAGTGAGAGTGCTGGCGGCTCTTCCGTTAGTTATTCAACCGACTATACAGAAGTTGTGTATAAGAGATTGAAGAAACATAAGAGATTAAAAACTCTTTAGAGGTGCGCTTATGTTCTACGGAAGAAAACAGCTATGGCGCATTGAAAGCCCAGTATGGCAAGAAGATAACTATAATCATTCCAAAGCAACATATAAAGATGAAGGAACAGCGCTTATCGGCGTAGTAGTGCAAGATAGAACTAACCTAAATGCCAATGATTTGATTTTATATAAAGCCACAATTGTAGGTTATACAGACAATGAAAAGATAGATAAAGGTTGAAGAGTTGGTGGAAAATATCGTGTTCTATCCACTATGCCGCACAAGCTCGGCAAAGTTCTTTATATGGAGTACATTTCTAATGGCAGATAATGAAGTATCTCAGAATTTAGAAAAGCTTGCGGCTAATCTAAGCTCTATGCTTGAGAAAGCAATGACAAATGCTTGCGCAGTTGTAAGGAATGATGCTGTTAAAAATGCGCCACATAGCACTGGGGCGCTTCAACGATCAATAGATTTTGAAGTGTCTAAGGATGGCACAGAAGGTGTGGTTTATTCCAATCTGGATTATGCACCTTATGTTGAGGTAGGCACTGGAATCTATGCGACTAAAGGCCAAGGTAGAGATACTTCATGAAGCTATCCATACTACGATGGCGGCGGCGAAGCTTGAGCTACTACTACCGGCCAGAAGGCGCAACCATTTTTAGAACCAGCACTTACACAGAATACTTCTAAAATTAAAGAATGTTTTGAAGGACTGTTAGAAAATGAAAAACTTTAAGCAGATATTAAACGCTATTGAAGTTGCTACTGGCATCCATCCAACAGCCTTCAATAGCTGGCAAATACAAAATCTTCCCAATATCGCATATACGCTTTACAGACAAAGTGATAACGCAGTTATAGAAAGCTGGCGCTTATCCATCCGCATTACCACAGAGAACTTGCAAGAAGCTTTAGAGATTGATGAAACAATCGCTAACTTACTTTGTACTCTTGGAGATGAAGAGAAGTTTGGTAAATTGCGCATTGCGGTTAATGGCGGCGGCACATTGGAAGACCCTAACACAGGATTGCCGCAGATTATGAGTTATTACGATATACAAGATTACAGTTAGGAGGATCTGAAACTATGAGTGATATTACTTTAGGATCAGGACGCATTTACATTGTTGAATACACTGGCGAAACAATTCCAGCAGATAATGTTATTGAAACCGCTGCTAACCAATTTGGATATACAAGTGGTGGTGCAACATTATCTTATGAAACAGAGTTCACAGATATTTCCGATGATTGCGGCGATGTCAAAGAGAACTTTTTAAAGAGTGATAGCGCAACATTTAGTTGTGGTGCTTTTATGGGTAAGGCTGAAGATATCTTAAAAATTTGCCCAACTGCTTCTAGCGCTACTGCCAGTGGTGTTACTACAGTCAAGATTGGCGGTGTAGGAAACGACAATAACAAGAAATGGTTAGTTCGCTTTAAGCATATTACTAAAGACTTACGTTTAACTATCATTGGTAAAAATACAGATGGTTTTGAGTTAGCATTTAGTGCAGATGATGCGGTTAAGCTTGAGCCAACATTCACCTGTTCCGCAATGGATAGCAATGGTGTTTTAGCACAGATTAAAGTTGGTGCTTAATAATTCAGGGAAGTGCTAAATATGCACTTCCCTATTTTTTTATTAGGGAGGAAAACACAATGTTAGATTTACAAAAAACAGTGAAGGAAATGTTCTATGATATCAAGTTGATTGATGGAACAGAATTACAGTTAAAAAGACCCAAACAAGGAATGGTTGAGTTTGTGGTTGGATTACAAGGTTATGTAAACTCCAATAAGGAATTAGAAGTTATTGATGGATTTAAAAAAATCTTTGTGGATATCTTAAACCGCAATATTAATAACGTTACTTTTTCCGCAGATGATATTGGAGAGGAATATGATATTTCAATTATCGCAATGGTAATTAAAGATTATTTTCAATTCTGGAATGATGATGTGCAGAAGCAAGTAGATTTCCAGTAAATCCAGTAGCAAAGCCAGACAAGAATAAGGGCAATCCTTATTTTTCTACTGGATTATCTCAATATAACCTTGTCTGGAAAACGTTTGGAATATCCATTAGTGATGCTATGGAATTGGATACTCTAACATTTAATAGATTATTGAGAGATGCTTTATGTATTAAATTACAAGAAACTGATGGCGGTAGAGAGTATTTGAAAGATTGCTGGAGGCTTCAGCAAACAGAACCAGATATGGATGCTATCAGTAAGTTTAACGGAGGTGCGTAATGTTAGATTTAGGCACATTAGCCGCGCACATAAGATTAGATGGTGCGGAAGAAACTGAAAAGAAGCTTAGCGGCTTGGGAGATAGTTTTTCTGAAGTTGGTAAGCAATTTGGAAATATTCAACTTCCTTCTGGAATACAAGATGGATTGAATAGTGTAGGGGAAAGCATAACAAGCGTTTATAACAGCGTAAAAGGTGCGCTTCCAGAGGGTCTCCAGAAGGGTTTAGAAGGATTAGATTCTGCTGGTGCTGCAGCAGCGCAGCAGCTTGGAATAGCTTTACCGGAAGGAATGGGTGCGTTATTAACAGCTGGTGCTGCAGTAGCTGCAGCGGTTGTTGCAGTTGGTGTTGCGCTTTGAGATTGCGCTAATGCCGCAGCAGCTTATGGCGATGCGGTAGATAAAGGTAGTCAGAAAATGGGAATTTCCGCAGAAGCTTATCAAGAATGGAGTTATGTATTAGAAAGAAATGGCAGCAGCATAGATGTTCTAAAAACAGGAATGAAAACACTTGAAAAGCAGGTAGCTGAAGGTTCAGAGTCTTTTGATACTCTTGGGGTATCCTTAACCAATGCAGACGGAAGTATGCGTAGTACAGAGGATGTTATGAATGATACGCTTTTAGCTCTTGCTGGAATGGAAGACGGCGCAGAAAGAACAGCTTTAGCCACTGAATTATTTGGTGGTAAAGTGGCGCAAGATCTGAACCCAATGCTTAATTCTGGTGCAGAGGGAATAGAAGCATTAAAACAAAGAGCAGAAGATCTAAATATTGTTATGAGTGACCAAGGTGTTGCAGATTCTGCTGCATTTTCTGATGCAATGACAGATTTAAATTTAACAATAGATGGATTAAAAAATACAATCGGCGTTGCGCTCTTACCAGTTTTAACTACGATAATTAATGTTATTACTTCTGGTATCGCAATAGTAAGCCAAGCAGTAAGCGCAGTTATAAGCTTTGTTGGAACTATATTAGGCGCAGTTGGCAAATTGGCTGCAGGTGTAGGCCAAGGAATTGGGCAAGTAGTTCAATGATTTGGTCAGCTTCCAAGCAAGATATCATCCACTTTGAGCGGATTACCCAACTTATTAATAAATGCTGGTAAAAGTGTTATAGATGGATTTAAAAGAGGACTAGAGCAAGCTTGGAATGGTGTTACTGGCTGATTCTCAAAGATAACTTCAAGCATTCCAAAATTAAAAGGTCCAGAAGATGTTGATAAAAAACTTCTTTATCCAGCAGGCCAGTGGATCATGGAAGGTTTGGAAAACGGTATTGTTAGTTCTTTACCTTCATTAAGAAGAACACTTGCTGGTGTAACCAATACAATTAGTGGAACTGATTTTAACGCAACTGCGCAATTGGGATATTCAACCGTTGGCGGATCAGCTGCGTTTAGAGGAAGACAAGAAACAACTTATAACGTTTACATTAATGGAACAAGAATTAACGATGATGCTGCAATTGAAAGTAAGTTTGCAGAATTGATGATGATGTTAGCAAGGAAAGGAAGTATGTAGTTATGGCAAAAGCAACACAGAGTACATTAAATAAGAAATTGCCAGTTATGGATAAGATAGCTTTTTGTTCTTCTGCTGGAACTGATATGGCTACTAAAATCTTTGCTGGCTCTAATGGTGTGTTTACGTGCAAGGTTGGATTTAAACAGACTAAAAAGAATTATCCATTTCAAGTTCAATACCGCCAGCGCAGCAGATACACAACAGCTAATACTCAAGTAATGGGCGCAGCTTACAATGATTGAAGTGATTGGAAATGCGCAATAGCAGTTGGAAGTGTTCCTTTTGATGGTACTGAAACAGATTATCCAGTAGACAAATGGATGGCTGCAAACCAAGGAATTAACAAGAAAGCAACATATTTAACTTGCTTTACTTTCACGAATTATTTAATTCCAGATGATTATGATGCTCGTGAGTTCCAGTTTAGAATTAGAACTTTTAATAAAAGCCAAGCGAAGCATGGTAATTGAGCAACAGAAACTTTAACAGTATATAAATCAGCAGTATTGGCTGATGAAACTCCAATCACAAGAACTGATGGCGGTTTAGCTATCAAGTTCAATTATATTTGAGATAGAACAGCTTCTATCTATGTGAATAGCATTAAGGATTCCACTGGAAGAGAATTGTTAAAAGAAAAGTTTATTAGCGGTATCCAGTATGCTGATTTAAATAGTGAATCACTACCGGCGGCCAGATCTGGATATTCTGGCGGTATGGTTTCAATACCATTATCTAAACTAAAGCGCAGAATTGAAAAAGGGGAAACTTTAAATACTGACATTCAATTTACAACAGTAGATGGCGCAGCTACTTCTTTTACTCTTGGCGAAGTTCAAGAGCCAAAAAGAGATATTCAACTTAACATGAGTTATACATGAGATGAAGGTTTAGGTATTTTAAAAGCCGCAGTTGTAAATGTTGACTCGGTAGCTATTGTTTCTCTTGGTTGTAATATTTCGTATAAATATCACAATAAGGATTATTCAATTGCTCCAGTAGATGAAGAAATAGATTATGGAGGAACTTCATATTTTTACTTTTATCCGCCTATTGGTATTCCTTTTGATATTCACGCCAAGGCAGAAGATGCTGCGGCAGTTAAAGATGATACAGATATCCTTAATGCGCAAGTAAGCGCTAAGGGATACCGCTTAAATAAAGCAGATGACTTGGCTATTGGCGCAGTTGCATGGGGCAATCCATCGTTAGAAGTATCTAGCGAAAAGCCTTTTGAAACTTCACTTCCTTATGGCAGAGATAAGAACGTTATTTTTTATGGTGCTGGTGATACCACAGAAATATCCTTTAGCGCAACAATAGTTGATAAAGCTGATTGCTATGGTGGTGAGTTAAGCCGCAAGCAAGCTTGGGATACTATTAGAAATAACCAAGGTGTTTATTACTTTAGAACTTCAAAAGGTGAGATGTATTATGTGGGTTTGCGTTCAGTTGGTATTTCAAATGAAGATATCCAGCTTTACGCATTGAGCGTTGATATGGTGGAGGTTATTTAATATGGTCTGGAACTGAAATAAATCAGGCCGCATAGATTCTTTTGAGTTTGAAAAAGTTGATAATCAAGATATCAATGTTAGTTTAGGAAAGTTAGAGTGCTTAGTTACTGGCGGCACTCTAACTTACTCCTACTTTTCAGAGTTAAAAGTAAGCGGAAAATTAAGTGTTATAAATGCGCCAAGTAATATGGCGGAAGATAGTTATTTGATTAGGGTTTGATATGTTCCAACTTTAGATGGTGAAACCAAAAGGATTGAGTTAGGAACGTTCTATTTCACAGCTGATTTACATTATGAGAATGGAATGTATAGCGGAGATATTGAGTTACGTTCTCTTCTGGCACGACATATTGATGATCTAACTATCCAGAAGTGAACATTAGCTAAAAATAAATGGGTTTCAGAATGCTACAAAGATGTATTTGCGGCATTGGGTGGATTCCCAGTGATTGATGGAATTAGAGATGTAAAGATAGATAAAGCAATAGTGTTTGATGTTGGAACTAAACCAATGGAAATACTTCAGTATTTAGCAGATTTAGTTGGTGGCGAAATAGCTATATCCAGCCATGGCCAAACGGTATTGCGCAATTATCGTTTACCAGCAGAAAAGGCACAAGATGTTAAAACTGTTATTGCCGCAAATGGTGAAAGTGTAGTTCACCCAGGCATTGACATTTCTAACTCTTGGAGTGAAATACCCAACAGAGTTTGTTGCTTGGCAGAGGTTGGTGGAAAGCAATATATAGGTATTGCTGCATTAGCATCTGATGAAAGCAGAAGCTTTGATAATCTTGGTAAATGAATCACCCAATATGAAAAAGTTTCTAATATCAAATCCCCGTATGTTAAAAACTTGCAAGCAATGGCCGCAGAGATTTTGCAAACCGCCAATAGCAAGATAGTTTATTACGAATTTAACACTTACTTCCAGCCAGTTGATATCGGTGAAGTAATTGATTTTAAATATGATGACATTGTGTGCAAAGGTCTGATCAGTGATATTGATTTAGATTTGTCTATTGGAGCGCCAATGAAATTAAAGATAAGGAAGGTTTAGTTTATGCCACAGTTAAGTGAAATTAGTAATATGTTATTTAATAACTTCACTAATGGTGCGGTTAGCGATACAAAAATAATTTATGGTACAGCACTTACAAACAGTGAAGATGGTGAAGTACTGGTTGCGCTTGATGATGCTATTTATGCTCTTGGAGATGATGAAAGCAATTATGCTTGAGTGAATCTAAAGCCAAGTGATGATGTAGCAAACAGAGATGCAGATGCAGATGCTTCTACCGATTTAGTTTATTATGAGGAGGCTTAACGATATGCCGAATTATGGAGTAATAAAAGAGGTGTTTCCATCTCAAGAAGATATTATTAATGATGATGTTGAAACAAATATAATTGAAGAACCAGAGGAAGACCCTTCTATTCCAACAAAGGATGAAGATAGCGGCCAAGGTGGTGCAGGGTTACCAGTTCAAATGGCGTTAGGGGATGCGGTAGAGCCAGATAGTAATGATATTATATGGCCTACTGAAGAGATAGAATTAAACGAGCCAGAAGTTCAAGCAGAAGAATATAATGTTGAGCCAGTTGTATCTAATCAAGCTACATTACCCACATTAGGAGCGGTAAATCAAGGCGATAGATGTATAATAGCGCTCGTTAATGGGGAAGCTACAGTTATAGGTACGGTAGGTTCTGGAGATGCGCAGAATGCTAGGATTAGTGCAGTAGAACAGGTAGCTGGAGATACTAACCAATATTTCTGGCATACTTCAAGCGGAACAGATACTGGTGCGCATATTACGCAAATTCCGCAAGAACAATTTTTAACTAACCCTTCTGGCGGTAATACGCTTATTAGAAGTAATGGTATTGCTGTTAGAGATGGTTTAACAGAGTTAGCTACATTTACTTCTACTGGAACGCAGATTGGTTCAGATGAAAACCAAAGAATTATAATTACTGATAAATCAATTGAGAATTATGACTCAAGCGGAAATTTATATTATCAAGTTCAAGATTTAAAAAACACAAGATATTCACAGTTTTTTACATATAACAATTCTAAAAATAATTTTATACTTTGCTATGCGGATGAAAGGTATCCTATTGATGTAACAATTAAAGCTTATTCTACTGGAACAACAAGTACAGGTTTTTTTGAACCTATAGATCAAGTTACCTTTATTGATCATAAAGGGGGGGAAGTAAAAACCGCTTGATCTGGTGCAGTGTATTATGATAGCGCATTTACACAACCTCCACATGTTAATGATGAAATTACAATAACTTATACTCCGTGTGAATTTGTTGCAGTAATTTCAAGCTTTCAACATGGTTCTACTGCAGGAACAGTAGGGCCATTATCGTTTAGTTCGGGTTATAACAATAGAGTAAAAGGTTATTGTAGTTTTGTTGGGGGATATCAAAATAAAGCTAATGATTTTTGCTCTGCAGCGTTTGGTTATACAAATTCTGCGCTTGCAGAAGCATCATTTGTTGAAGGATATAGCAATACAGCAAGAGGGTGAGCATCACATGCAGAAGGAACCTTTACATTTGCAGATGGTTATATATCACACGCAGAGGGAGAAAATACATTTGCATTAGATAGAGCGTCACATGCTGAAGGATATTTATGTAGAGCATCTGGACATTCTGCGCATGCACAGAACTGCTTTACAATAGCAGCTGGTGATTATCAAACAACCATCGGTAGATATAATGCGATAGATCCAGAAGGTAGGTATGCATTAATAATTGGTAATGGTTCAATGAATTCAAATCGTGCTAACGCTTTAACCGTAGACTGAGATGGTAATGTGACTTGCGGAAAAATCAATGGTGTAGATATCTCTGGTGGAGGTAGTGATACTGGTATTAGAATTTTCACAGGCACAAGTAAAAATAAAATCACTACAGCCGGTATTAATGAATTAGTAAAAGGCGCTACAGTAGAAGTTCCAGCAGGAAAGTACATAATTACTGGCCGTTGGGATTTTGGTACAGCAACCGCCACAGGTACTACTAATAAATCAGTAAGAATTTACAACGATAATACGGAAACAGAATTAGCGCAAGAAAGATATTATGCTGGTGCTTACAATGCAAGCATGAACAATGTTTCATGTATTGTAGAAGTAAGCGAAACTACTACTTTTAGTGTTAGGGGTTCATCCAGTAGAAAAACTGAAGATAATGCTACCAATACTATTACCGCAGTTAAATTAATGGGCGGTGGTAACGCTATTGAATACTTAGAGGGAACAGGTATTGATATTACCAACGATGCAATCAGCGTAGATAATACAGTAGTTCCATTTAAAACTGATTTAGCTACAGTTGCTACTTCTGGATCTTATGCAGATTTAAGCAATAAGCCTACTATTCCAGTAGTTCCTACAAACGTTAGTTCATTTACAAATGATGCTGGCTACCTATCAGCTATTCCTTCTGAATACATAACAGATACAGAACTAGCTACAGCGATTGCGGGCAAAGCCAATAGCGCAGATTTAGCTACCGTAGCTACTAGCGGTTCTTATGCTGATTTGACAGGGAAGCCTACTATTCCTACAGTTCCAACAAACGTATCAGCGTTTACTAATGATGCAGGATATTTAACTTCTTACACAGAATCAGATCCAGTATTTAGCGCAAGTGCGGCCAGCGGTATTACTTCCGCAGATATTACTAATTGAAATTCTAAGCTAGATAACCTTACTGCTGGAGATAATATAACTATCTCAAATGGTGTTATCAGCGCTAAAGACACTAAATATACTGCTGGTTCTAATATTACTATTACTGCTACTAACCAAATTAGGGGTAATTACTCCAATGCTACTACTACAGGCTCTGGCCTAATGAGTTCTACTGATAAAAAATATTTAGATGAAATTAGCACAACCAACGGTTATTATTCTGAAATTAATTGAATTGATCATTCCGATGGTTATTCTTATGTAAGTACTAAAAAGAATTCTGGAACAGGCAGTCATATTTCTACATTGTTTACAGTTTATCCAGCTATTGACAGTACCAAAACTTCTAATAAAAACATTCCTTCCATGAAGGCGGTTAGTGATGCACTTGATGCAAAACAGAATACCTTAACAGCTGGAAGTAATATAACTATCTCTAACGGCACTATCAGCGCTACTGATACAACCTATACCGCTGGCAATGGTATTAGCATTGTTAATGGTGTTATTAGTCTTGATTTATCACAAGCAGAAAGTGAGAGTTTCTAATTATGAGCAGCTTAATAATACAGAGTGAAACTTTGGATGATATCGCTACAGCGATTAGATCCAAGACAGGCAAATCTGCTAGCATGACTCCGCTTGAAATGCCAGCAGAGATAAGAAGTATTAGCGGAGGTGGAGGTTCTGGTAGACAAGTAGCCATTGGTACTTTCAGCCATAAAACAAGTACTACAACCGTAGATATTGGATTTAAGCCAGCATACTTATGCGTATGAACTGGAAGCTCATTAGATGCGATTAGTACTTATAATTCAGACTGAAGCACAACAAAAGCGCATTATTCTGGCGCCAATACTTCTACTACTAGCTATACTATGAGTTCAACAACAACCAATTACAGATTAAAAGCAATTACTGAAACTGGTTTTACTATGGTTAAAGCTGGTGGTGCTTGCACTGCTAGATATTTTGCTATCGGAGAATAACTTTAAGGCTTCCTTATGGGAAGCCTTTTTTATTTTTTTCTCCAGATTTGTGGTATATTTTGTGGTACGAATGCGCTAAAACCGCATAAATAAGCCTTTAGAATTATAGAGTGGGAATAATTGAAACGCATAAATAGGCCTTTTTGGCCTATTTTTTTGTGGTATTTTTGTGGTTTTTTCAAGCTTTTGTGGTATTTTTGTGGTATGGAAAGGAAGCTTGAAAGCATGGAAAAATATACAGCTAGTTCAGTTAGATTGAAGAATAAGAAGTGGCAGGCCAGGTTGCGTTATAAAGAAGGCGATAAATGGAAGAACTTAGATAGAATGCTTCCAGAAGCTACAGGTAAGAAGGATGCGGAAAGGTTAGCGGAGGAATTGCGCAAAGAGTTAAACAAAACCGCAGATACTGTAGGAGATGTAGAGATTGGCAAAACAGTAGATGAAGTAGTTAGAGGATATATAGAGCATCAGTTTGCTATTGGTATTCTTGAAAAGTCTACGTATCATACACAGATGTTAACTTATGAAAGAAACATTCAGCCTTATTTAGGGGATTATATTTTTAAGAGTTTAGATAGAACAGCAATTATGGATTGGCATACTAAGCTATCTAATAAGGGTTTATCACAGCATGCTATTTACTACACTTACACGATTATTACCAAAGTTTATAACTACTATGTAGATATTGGAGAAATCGGTAGAAATCCGTTTCATACAGTTAAGGGTTTAAACAAGAGTAAGGTAAACAGAGTAACGCATTTAACACAGGAACAGATGGAAAAATTTCTAAACTCTGTATTTCTGGAGTTTGAACCAGAAGATCCTATGTATGCTGGTATCCTTCTGGCCTTCTATGCTGGCTTGCGCCGTTCGGAAATCTGCGGCCTTAGATGGTTAGATATTGATTTTGAAAGCAATACATTAACAGTTTCTTCCGCTATTGGAGTTGGGGAAGGTGGAACTTATACCAAAGGTACAAAGAACAAAAGCAGTAACAGAACCTTCCCTATGATGCCTCAATTGGCCAAGTGCTTGCGCTTAAGGTATGAAGCGATCCGGCCAGAGAGAAATTGGTTTGTATGCGGTTATGAAGATAGCTATATGGCGCCTATGACATTTAGCCATAGATTTAGAGAATTTGTTAAAGCTTATGATTTAAGGGATGCTTACGGCAAATATGTAGTTCCGCACGGTTTGCGCCATAACCTTGCTACCGTTGGCATGCGTGCGGATATGGATATTGCAGCGCTTAGTATGATGATGGGACACGCCAGCAGATCCATGACACTGGATATATACGGAGATGCTAACGAGCAGAGCAAAAAGGTTGCGATGGAACGCCTTAGCGAAACATTCAGCAAAGATACAGATGATGCTGATTATTACCCAGAAGAGGAAGAATAGCCATGATTTTTAGAAGGTATGGGAAAAACTCTATACCTTCTTTTTTTTATTTCTGTATTGCTTATTCTGGCTTACTACAGCTAAAATAAATTTTAGAAAGTGGAGGGTATTATAATGGCTTTTGAAGGCAAGAAAGTAGCACAGATTAAAGGCGAAGATGTAATGGCTGATGCGCAGGCTAATGGCCATGTTAAATGGCTGAAAAAGAAGGCAGCAGAGATTGCGGAAAAGGAAGATAATAATATGAAGGCCTTCTTCCAGCTTCGCAAGGCTTATCTGACAGAGTTCTATCCGGAACTTCTGGCTAAGAAGAAAGTAGTCAAAAAGGGCAAGAGTTTGTTTGAGCGCATCGCTGATCTGGAAGACTAACTAAAAAAATTTTTTCTAAAACTTTGGGTAAGATTAGTAAATCTTACCCTTTTTATTTTTATTAATAGTGTAAGGAAAGAGTTCCTTATAAATTTGTGTTTGTAAAAAATTTTTGGTAAAAAATTATCGAGGATAGGACACAAGTTATTAATTTATTCACAGTGGTTTTCATTTATATATGAAGGAAGAGGTTCAGCCATTACTCTTTCTCAGAATTTTAATTTCTCTATTATTCTTAAATTATCTTTTTGGATATAGGCGTTAAGGGTTATGCTCCTTTCACTTAGCGCCTTCCATTTTTTTAAGAATAAGAGCAGACAAAGACGACAAATAATAGGAGGTAATTTTATGGCGGTTAGAACTGGAGATAAAACCGAAAAAATAACAGTAAGAGTTAGTGAACAGCTAAAAGAGCAGATGCTTTACTACTCTTTATTAGATAGAAAAAATTTAGCTGAATGAGTGAGGGAGGTTCTTGAAAATGAAGTGAACGCTTTGAACAAGATACAAGGTAGTAGATAGTAGATCAGATTTTATCGCAGAATTTAGATACGTTAAAGGTAATGGCCGTATGGATAGTTGAGAAGATGATTTTGGCCTGATCTGAACGTATGATGGCGCAATGATGATGCGTTACGATAATGAACCAAAAGACTGATGGGAATATAACAATATCGAATATATTTTGCGCACAGAGGGTTTACCCTATTGGGAGGAATCAGATCCAGAAGGATGTGCATGATAATTATTTAAAAAGTCCAAAAAACTACGCTACTGTATATACTTATACAATGGCATATAATTTCGGACAAAAATCCAAAAAACTATAATTTTAAGGACAAGAAGAGAAAATTTTGTAGAGATACTTTTCATAATAAGTAGGAGGTTAGAAATGGTTTATGAAAATAACAATTACAAAAAAAGGTTCGCCATTTAAACCCCGCAAAGAACAGAATGAAAAACAGTATTTTAAAGATATTATTGATTTAAACAAGCAAGAAACATATGAAGTAAAAGAATTGACAGTAGAAGAGTTTGCGAGGAAATGCGCTAATGGCTACGCATGAAGAGCTGGATTATTTAAGGCAAAGGATGGAGAAGTTCATTTTAGAGATAGCTACGTAGATAAGGTAGGTTGCATAGCGTTAGATTTTGATAGTACTACCGTATCGCCAGAGGAAGTTGTAGATTATGCGGTTAGTATCGGTATCATGCCTAATTTCTACTATTACAGCTATAGCCAGAATCCAGATCAAATTAATGCAAATGAAGCTATCATTAGTGATAGGTTTGATATTAAGGAATATTTAGGCTATTCCGCAAAATACAAGGAAAATTATAGTTTTAGAATTGTCTGGTGCTTTAAAGATCCAATTGATCCTAAAACGCATCTGGAGATTTATGAAACACTGGTTAGCTATGTTTTTAAGGATTTCCAAGGCGTTGATACTTCAACAAGGAATCCGCAGCAATTGTTCTTTGGCGGTAATAGTTATGCAGTTGTAGTAAATCCAGAAGAAACAAGCTTGGCTACTCTTGGATGGGGTAAAGTACTGGAAGCTTATAATGCTGGAATACTTAATAAAAACGTACATAAGCAGAAAACCGCAGCAGCGCCAGATTGGGAAGAAATAGAAGTTCCAGAAGCTATTGTTGTAGGCTCTAAGTGGATGGATTGGTTAAGAACGTATTGTTCACTTCTGGATAAGTGGATGCGCCAAGAATATTTAGATTATAATCAGCGTTTAACTCTATGGAGTAATTTACGTTTTCTAAAGCGCAAAAGCTACAGCGATAGTATCGTAAAAGATTTGATGAAGTATTATCGGCCAGAGGTTTGGCAAGGGCATACTTTTAACGAGAATGAAATAAAAGGTAAATTCAGAGATAGTAAATTAAAGCCAGCCAAGATAGTTAAATATGCTGGAGAATACTTAACAGTTCCAGAGTTTTTTGAACGTTATAACAATTCCGCAAAGAAGATAGATAATAACGATAATCTCCGCATAGAGGAGTTAGAAGGTTGGGTTAACAATAATTTAGAAGGGGTTATAAATATGACTGGCTTAGATTATTTTCAAGCGCAAACAGGAGTTGGTAAAACAGAAAAGATAATAGATTTTTTTATTAAAAATAAGTTTCAGATTGGTAAGGTTATTTACAGCGTTCCTACTCATATTTTAGCAAAAGAATTTGAAGAACGTTTGCTGGCTAAAGATCCAGACTTTCCTATTTATAGAATTCCAGAAAGAGAATATAGTGCGCTGGATCTTACCAGATTGCGCTTAGGCCTTAGGGCAATAACTAAAAGCGTTGATATTTACCGCAATGAAAAGTTTAAGGCATTATTTGATTATGATACGTTTGGAGTTTTCGTAATTACTCACAGCCTTCTGGTTAACATTGGCGATAAAATACCATCTTCATTAATTATCGTAGATGAAAACATAGAACAGGCGCTGGTTAAGGAAGTAAAAATAACACTTCCGCAATTAGGCAGCCTTATGCCGTATCTTCCTAAAAATAGACTGGAAGATTTACAAGATTTCATTGATGAAGTTAATGAAGCTGAAACAGGAGATGCGGTAAGCGATAAGTTAAAGGATTTGTTAAGTGTTATGAATCTGAATGCATATCTCAATGATGTAAATGAAGATACATGCATTGATGGTTTATTCTTGGCGCAGAATGCTATTAGTTTTAGGAAGTCTACCAAGAATAAAAAACTATGTGTTAGAGCATTGATTAAAAGTGAGATGATAACCAGCGCAATGGAAAGAGAAGTTCCAGTAAAGCTTTTTACAGCTACTCCATTAAGCCAGAGATTAAAAAACTATTATGGCGCAGTGTTTGGAGTTGTTGAAGCGCCTTATGCTGGCAATCAAGGAAAGATTATACAGTTTGCTGGCATTACTGGCGCAAGAGGTAACGCTAACGGCAAAGGGATGGATGATAAGCACTTTCAAGAAGCCGTTAGATATATCAAGGCAAAGCTTACGCCAGAACAGATAGCTAACTCTCATATCATTAATTTCTTGGGTTCATCAGATAGATGAATGAGTGAAGGGTTTGAAGTGTTTGAATATGAAGGAAAAGAGATACATTTACTTAATTGCGCTGGCTTAGATTTCATGAAAGGTAAAGATATTATTGTGGTTGGGAAGCCTGATCGGCCAGATGAATTTTATTTTGATTTGTGGTTCGATATTAGGCCTGAAGGCGATACGTCTTTACCGCAGAGAAAGAAGCAAGTTATTTACAGAAATGGTATCCATCAAACGTTATTCTTATGGGATAAAGAAGAGTTGCGCAACGAGCAGTTAGAATGGATGGAATACACTACACAACAAGCGATTGGCAGAGCTAGAGCTTTGCGCACAGATGCTACAGTTTATTTATTTAGTAATTACACACCGAAGGGAGTAGATGAAGTTTATGATTAATATTACATTAAGTTTTTTAATTGGTTGGTTCGCATTAGATATCTTAAGTGGTGCGGTCAAGATTGTTAAAAGCAAGCAAAACAAAACTAATGAATAGTGAAGGAACGTTCCTTTCCTTCCTATTCAAAAAGGGGAAGGTATTTATTACCTTCCCTAATTTTATTTTTAAAAAAGAGATGGAGGTGCAGTTTATGTCAAGCACGCCTAAAGGGAAAGTGTTAGAAAATAAATGCTTTGAGGTTGCTTATAATTTTGTAAATCTTACTGGCGGTAATAAGAAGCAAG